GCCGTTTGGGTGGGAGGGGGCGGCCCCCCACGGGCGGACATTCGCCGATGGAACGATGCGGCGCGCCTCCGGCGGGTGGAGTGGGCCCCATCTCGCGATACGCGCGCGAAATCGGAAGGCCGCTTGACATTCGGCGCAAGGCGCGCTACACTTGGGGCAACAGGCAAGAGTCGCAGGTCGCGCGATCTGCTTCGGGTCGTATTTGTCTCCCTCGGGCCAGTCCAGCACGGGCTGGCCCTCTCTGTTTTTGGAGTCCCGTTCCGTCGAAAGGGTTGGAGGTAAAGCCTACCCGGGCGCCAAGTCGAAGAGAAAGCGAAGCGACACCTTCTCAGAAAAGAGCGAGCGGGCGAGCGGGCGAAAGCGAAGCGAAAGAGCGGAGAAGAAAAGGGGAACGCCAGTTCAAGCCGAAAGCTTCGCTCTGACTTCAGAGCAGAGCATCCCCTGAACAAGCGCTGGCATGCGGCGCAACGGAGCGGCGCGACGTTTCCCCGCGCTCGTCGTGCGCGCGCGCTCCGCCAAAAGGGCTCCGCGCGCATCGAGCGGGGTGTCTCGCCCGGAGCGCCAGCGGAGCGAGACGCGCTTGCCGCGATTGTAGCAAACGCCGATTATCGTGTCAACAGCCGGAGCAAGTTGTTCATCTCTCAGCAGATCAGTTTCGGATGAAGTTGTCGTGATAGCACGATTTTCAAATTCGTATGCGTTTTGGCCACTTTTGCCCCCATATATCGATGGTTATCGATATATCGATGAACCCCAAATCTCCGCATCTCATTGAAAACAAGGGAAAAATAAAATGCTTGACAAAAGTTGACATATTACTGCGCGTTATCGGAAGTTGCTACGATTCTCACGATCGTGCTACGGAAGGCGGTCTGTTGATTTTTTCTGTTGCGATTCGCATGAGGGTACAGTACTATGACTACCAGTACTACTAGGACCGATGGCGCTCGACCCGGATTCGCCGAGAACGAAAGTCCAAGCGGCGGTTATCGCGCGGAGGATTCTCGAAGGCGCCTCCCAGGCTGAGGTGGCCCAAGAGCTCGGCATCCCGCACGCGACGCTGCGGCACTACATGCCGAGCGCCCGGAAGATCATCGCCATGGCCCTGGCGGCCAAGGCCGATGTGCTTCGGGATGCTGCCGAGCGTGCCCTCCAGGTATCGCGCGAGGCCATGGACGCCACCGACAAGGACGGCAACCCCGACTGGACGAGCCGCCTTGGCGGAGTCAAGAGCTTGGCGACCCTGGCGCAGATCGAACGCGAGCCGGAGGCCTCGGGCGAGCTTCAAGTCACCCAGAGCATCACACTTGTGGAGGCGCTCAGTGCCTACAGAGAGCTGCATCGAACTCAGCGAGAAGGAGATCAAGGACCTGATGTCGTACGCGCGTTACCTGGTCAACCAGATGGTGAACGCGCGCTACTACCCGAAGGACGAAGCCGAGGGCGAGGCCATGATGGGCTTGACCAAGGCGCTCCAGCGGTTCGACCCGTCACGCGGAGTGGATCTGAAGATGTTCGTGAAGATCTACGTGATGGGCGCGCTCCTCATGTTCATGAGGAAATACAGCCGCTGGCTGAAGAATGAGACCGAGTACTTCGAATCCGACCCCTCGCGCCGGGTCTCCCTACGCGTCGAAGAGCGGCTCGACGGAGATGAAATCGAGCAAGATGTCAGCGACGGAGGCTCCGATCAGCGGAAGATCGAGGAGCTGATCCGCCGCATGGAGCTTTCCGACTGGTCTCGCCGGAACCTTCCCAAAGAGCTCGACGAGATACTCCAGGCTGCCATCCGGGGCGAGTCCCGGATCAGCCCTTACCACGTCCAGAACGTCGTCGAGAAATTCCTGATCCGGGTGAACGGGCGCTTCCACTGATGAATACCGCCGAATCGATCGACAGGTTCTTCCGCCGTCACGTGGAGTGGGCCGAGCGGAGCCTGCGCATCCGCGACAAGTCAGGATCCGTCGTGCCGCTCAAACTCACCCCGGCGCAGATCAAGCTGCACAACGCCATCGAGGACCAAGTGCGCAAGGGCCAGCCGGTGCGCATCGTCGTGCTCAAGGCGCGGCAGGTGCACATGTCTGTGGCGGCCGCCCTCGAGGTCTTCAAGCGCGTGGCCTTCCTGCCCGGACAGCAGGCGATGGCCTTCGGCGACATCTACCGGTCTGCCAAGAACCTCTGGGGGTACTACCGGCAGTTCGACGAAACATATGATGATTCCTGGAGCGGCATACGGAAACTGAACCTGATCCGCTTCCTGGTGGACCGCGAGCTTCACTGGGAGGGAGGTAGCCGCCTCGAGTGCGGATCGGCCGACTCGGTGACCACCGGGCGCAGTTACTCGATCCGGCACCTGCACCTGTCCGAGTACGCCTTCTACCGCGACACCGCCGGGCTGATGACCGGCATCATGCAGTCGGTTCCCGACGACTCGGAAACCACGGTGATCGTCGAGTCCACGGCGAACGGTATCGGTGGGCCGTTCTACGAGCTGTGGATGCGCGCTACTGACCCCAGTTCGGCGTCCGAATGGGGGGCGGTGTTCTTCGCGTGGTGGGAGCACCCCGAGTATAGGCGCACTCCGCGCGACCCGGAGAAGTTCGAGCGGTCGATGACCGACGAGGAGCGGGAGATCCAGCTCCGCTACGGCCTGAGCCTCGAGCAGATGTACTGGCGCCGGTGGGCGATCGAAAACAAGTGCGAGGGATCGCTCGACCGGTTCCATCAGGAATACCCGGCCAACCCCGAGGAGGCATTCCTGACCTCCGGGCGCCCGCGCTTCGACCTGAAGACCGTCGAGCGGCAGCCGGTAATCCGCGACCCGATCAGCGGAACGATCGAGCGGGACCACTCGGGCGTCAAGAAGATACTCCGCTTCGAGGCGCGCGAGGACGGCCGAGGCCTGGTTCGCGTGTGGAAGCGGCCAGTTCCTGGGCACGTCTACATCATCGGCGCCGACCCTGCGCACGGCATCGACGCCGGCGAGGAGCTCGGCAAGAGCGACCCCGACTACTCGGTGGCCTGCGTGCTTGACCGCGATTCAGGAGAGCAGGTGGCCGTCAGCCGCGCGCGCATCCACCCGGCTGAGTTCGGAGAGCTGGTGGCCCTGCTCGGCGAATGGTACAACTGGGCCTTCCTGGTGCCCGAGGCCAACCCGATCGGCGTGGCGCTGATCGAGGCCATCATCCGGCAGGAGTACCCGATCGAGCGCATCTACCGGCGCGACCGCATCCCCGGAGACCCGCGTCCGCCCCAGTACTCCAAGCTCGGTTTCCTGACCACCGTCACGACGAAGCCGCAGCTTATCTCTGGGCTCGACCGCGCGCTGCGCGAAGGCGCCATCATCGTGCGCGACCCGCTCACCGTCCAGGAGCTCCGAACCTTCGTCTACGACGCCAAGGGAAAGATGCAGGCGCAGCAAGGATGCCATGACGACTGCGTGATCGCGCTGGCCCTTGCCGTGGCGGGACTCGGTCAGGCGGCCATGGTCGGGCCGAAGGAGCCGGACACGTCCAAGAAGATCCGTGCTGTCCCGTACGGCAAGCCGTCAGGGCAACCAGTTTATAGAACCGTAAGGTTATGAAACTCGAGCAGGAGATCAGAAAAGCGAAAGATATCGTCTACAGAGTGGCAGAAGTTACCGGAGTCCCCGCGGAAGCGATCCGCTCGAGCGAGCATATTCCGCGCTACGTCTTCGCGCGCCACCTGGGTTACTCGGTGGCGAAGCGGTTGGGCCTGTCGCTGAAGGCCATCTCGCGGGCGTTCGGCGGGAAGAACAAGCAGGGCATCCTCTACGGCGTGCGCCGGATCGAGAAAGAAAGCCGTGCCGTCGAAGGGCTCTCCGAGCTGGTCGAGTTTTTGTGCCAGCAATCACAACAAGGATGGGAAAATGCTGAAACTCTCTGAAGAGGAATCGGTACGGCTCCAGAACTTCATCGAGGCCTGCTACCGAACCGCTCAGGCCGACCACCAGGACCGCCTCCAGAGGTTCCGGAACTACTACCGCAAGTTCCGGGGGCTCCGTGACCCGGCGGAAGCGAACGACCCAACGGCGCCGCGTTTCACGGTTCCGGCGATCAAGTGGACGGTCTACTCCACCTGGGCCCGCGTCACCATGTCTCTGATCGGAGAGGACGCCAAGATCAAGGTGGTGCCGCGCGGGCCGACGGACGTCCGCCTCGTCCGGAAGATCGAAACCTACATGAAGTGGCGGGTGTTCGAGTACATGCGGGCCGCCGAGGCGCTTTCGACGCTCATGTTTCAGGCGGTTCTGTACGGGCGCTCGCATGCGTACCTGCCCTGGACCACCAGGAAGCGGGCCGGCGAGATCGTCTACGACGGGCCGGAGCTGGTCCCTCTGTGGCCCGAGGAGATCGTCCTGCCGCCGGGCGACTACCGCACGCTGCACGAGGCCCCCTGGGTGATCCGCAAGTACTGGATCAGCCCACAAGACCTGATCGACGGTGAGCGGGAGGGGCGATACGAAGGGATCTCGGAGAACTGGGACCGCATCGTTCACGCTTCGAAGCAGATCCGCGACCGCTCCGAGGACCCGGTGCTGTGGGCCAAGGATGAGGCCGAGAGCGTCAACATCTCCTCGCTCTCGGAGGACGAGCGGCTCATCGAGGCGTGGGAGTGGTATGGGTACTGGAGGCCGCGCGAGAAGGACGGGAACTTCTCGAAGGAACGCTACGAGGTGATGGTGCGGTTCCTTCCTACCCTCCGGCTCATGATCGGCATCTACGACCTCGAGACGCTGTTCCCGCGCATGAGTTTCCGGCGCCCGTTCGTCTCCTTTTCGCTGTCTTCGGACGGCTCCTACTGGAGTCCCGGGGTGGGCGAGTTGGTAACCGAGATCTCCGACGAGATGACCGAATCGGACCGGATGATCTCCCGGGCGCTCCAGTTCTCGACCGGCCCGGTCGTTCTGTTCCGCCCCACCGGCGGCTTCGACCCGGAGGCGTTCGAGTACCAGCCGGGCGTGGCCTACCCCGTGGACGACCCCTCGAGCGTGCGCGAGATCAGCTTCCGCGCCGACATTGAGCAAGCCATCGTCCGGCAGCAGATGCTGGCGACGTACCTCGAGCGCGTCACCGGCATCAACGACCAGACGCTCGGGCGCAGCATCGAGAGGCCAAACGCTCCCCGGACGTTGGGAGGCCAACAGCTCCTGCTTCAGCAGAGCAGCGTCCGCTTTCTGATCGACGAGTTCTTCATCCGGCAATCGATGCGGCAGTTCCTGCGTCAGGTCTGGGAGCTTGACTCGCAGTTCTGCGATTCGAGCGTCTTCTTCCGCGTGACCGAAGAGGACGCCGAAGGACTCCTGGGGGCTCGCGGTGGATTCGCCGAGATGACTCCGCTCGAGCGCATGTATTTTGTGGACTTCGAGTTCGACTTGGCGAGCGAGCAGAACGAGAAGGAGCTCCGAAAGGCGGAGGCGCTCCAGCTCTACCAGTTGGACCTGGGGAATCCCTTGATCGTCCAGAACCCGAAGGCGCTGTGGAAGATCACCAACCGCCTGCATGAGGCCTTCGGCGACGACGAGTTCAAGCGGTACGTCCCCGAGCCGCCCGACATCGGGAACCCGCTCCAGCCGAAAGACGAATGGGTGATGATCCTCCAGGGCGAGCCCGTCCAGGTGCACCCGATGGACGACGACCTGCGGCACATCCAGGAGCACATGGCGCAGATCGAGACCGAAAAGCTGGCCGCCAGCCCGGACATGGCCGCCATGAAGGCGATGGCGCGCCACATCGCCGAGCACCAGAGCCAACTAATGCAGAAGCGCATGATGGTGGGGCTCGCCAAGGATCTGGCCCGCTCGATGGAGCAGAGCACTCAGAACCCGGCTCTCGGCGGCATTGTCGCGCAGCCGCCGGTTCCCGTTCCGCTCCAGGGCTTGATGGGCGCCATCCAGGACCTCGCCGGAGGAGGCGCCGCGCCCGCTCCGTCCGGGGGCCCGGAAAAGAAGGCCCCGAAATCGAGCAACAAATAGATAGGCGGCAATGCCTTGGACAAGTAAAGACGCCAAGCGTCACACCAAGAAGGCTGACACGCCGAAGGAGCAGCGGATGTGGTCGCACATCGCCAACAAGCTCCTCGGCGAAGGCTACAGCGAAGGCGATGCTGTCCGCATCGCCAACGGTGTGGTGAAAAAGCGGAACCGGAGGAAGGGCCGATGACGGCGGCCAGGCTCGCGCTGGCGGCCCTGGCGCTTGGCGGTCATGCCATCGCCGGGGAGAAGCTCTACGTCACGCTCGAGGTCTCCAAGAACCTGATGATCGTGGACGGCAAGCCCGAATGGGTGCCCGTCGTCCGCGTCTACTGGAAGGATAACGAGGCGCTGGTATCCGTGTCCTCGGATGGCAAGGCGACGGCCTCGCTAACGGTAGGATCCGGAAAACCGGAGCAGATGGCGCCGGAAGAGTCCGAGGCTCTGGTTGATTCCCTTTCGAAACTGGTCGATACGCTCCGGGCGGCGGAGAGGCTTCGCCGCCGGGAGGAAACCCAAGAGATGAGGTGAAGATGGCACTTGAATACCCGCTCCCCTTTCAGGAGCCGAAGAACCTAACCCTGCCCGACGAGCCCTACTACGGCATCGAGAGGCTGTACCTGTTCGATAGATTCACTCGAGAGTCGTTCCGGAAGAAGATGGGCCAGCAGGCCCCGCCGTTCGACCCCGGCAGGCGGATCAAGCGGTGGTACGACTCGACGGCCAAGAGAGGGCCGTACTCCTACCTGTGCTTCAACTGGGACAAGAAGGAGTTCGAAACGTACACGATCACCGGCGAGGAGGCGGCCAGCATCAATCTGCCCGGCAAGTACGAGTACCCGCCCTACGTGGTCGCTCCGACTCCGGCGGTCGTGGTGGCGCCGGAAGGCGACCCGCAGCCGCTCAACCCGGACATGCTCAGCTACTTCTCGGAGGCCACGGCGCTCGCGGCCGAGTTGGGCGGGTTCGTGCGTGTGACCGAAGAGCTGGGCGGGCCGTTTCACATTGACTGGCGCGGCGAGGTGCGGCGCCAGTTCAGCGTGATTGTGGATGGCAAGGCGTACAACGCCGGGTTGTTGCTCAAGGCCAAGAACGCAGCCGGGATCGGCGCGCCCGGCAAGTGGCAGAGGACTCCGACGGGGCCGGTGTGGGTGTCAGAGCCCCAGCCGACCGGCGAGGACGACAGGCGCGGAGAGGTTCCCATCCCCTGCAGGCCGCTGTTCCCCGAAGAGGACCTGAAGATCACTCCCTTTGGGGTGACGGTCTACCGGAAGGACAAGGACTCGGAGCTTACCCGCGTGGAGTCCGGTGGGCTCACCCCGGAGCAGGACCGGCTCCTCCGCCAGATTGCCGAGGGCGTCGAGAAGCTGGTCAAGATCCTGTACAGGTGAAACAACTCGACCCCATCGATCTCGAGCACCTGGAGCAGACGCTGCGGACGGCGGGTTACGGCCTCATCCGCTCGTACCTGACGGACGCGCTGGCTTCTGTGGTCAAGGGCCTGCTCGAGAAGGGCCTCCCGGCCGCCGAGACGGAGTACTTGCGTGGGTACTACCACGGCATCAAGTTCGCGCTCTCGGCGCCGGACATGATGAGGAGGAAGAGGGAATGACTCTCGTGCGCTGCCGCACGTGCGGGCGAGACCTGCCGGCGTTCCGTGTCGTGACAGCCGGAGAGGCGGCGATCTGCGACCATTGCATCGCCGACTACCCGAGGCGGCTTGATGCTCTCCTCAACGAGCAGTGGCGCTGCACGGAATGCCGCAGGCACATCAAAGACCTGCCGGACGACGGCGCCGGGAACGTTTTCATGCGCATCCACATCAAGGATGGCGTCTACCAGATGCTCTGCGAGGACTGCTCGCGCCAGTACGCGATGAGGCGCCGTGATATCTACGGCGGAACGGAATTTCTGAAGAAAATCGAACAAGGAAGGTAGCATGTGGCTTGACTCGGAAGTGACAGAACAGGCGCCCGCTCAAGAGGGCGCACAACCGGAAACCGAAGATAAGCAGCTCGAGCTGGTTCCTGAGGATGACAAAGGGGCCAGCGCGAAAGCCAAGTCCGGGGAGAAGAAAGCCTCCCGCGGCGAGGCCGACAAGTCGCTCCAGAAGAGGCTCGAGGCGCTGGAGGCCGAACTCAAGGCGGCCCGCGAGAGCGAGAAGTACTGGGCGGAGCTCGCCAAGCGGTATTCGGCTCCCCAGGCCGAGGAGGGCGAGGAGGAAGAGGGATCCGAAGAGCAGGAAGAGCCGGTGGACAAGTTCATCGAGGAGCTCTCGAACCATGGCTTGAAGGCTCTCCGAAAGCGTGGCCTCGTGACCATGCGCGATGTGGAGAAGCTCGTCCAGAGCGCGCTTGCCGAAGAGCGCAAGCGCATGATGGCCGACATGGAGCTGGTCCGCAAATACCCGGAGCTCACGGATGAATCGAGCCCCGTTTTTGCGCGGGCCCGGGAGGTCTACCGCGAGATGGTGGAGCGCGACCCGTCGCTCAAGAACAGTCCCGTTGCGCTCGAGCTGGCTGCCAAGGTAGCAAAGGCTGAGCTTGCAGCCAACGGCGCTGGCGACACCCGCTCGCAAGCTTTCGAGAGGGGCGCCGGGAGGCGCTCTCCCGGGAGCGATGAAGGCAGGCTCTCGGATTACCAGAAGAAGATCATCGAGAAGTTCAACGCCGACGGTGGCGTCAAAATCACCGAGGAGGAGTATCGGCGCCGCGCCTCCCAGGGAGTGAATCTGGCGGCGCGCGCGGGTATCTACCGCTCGGGAAGCATGGATTGGGAGTAACCGATGTTTCGATCGACTGAGGAGGCACGGGCAGCGGCGGCGAAGCTGGCCGCCATGAAGAGGGCGCAGAAGGAGGAGAGGAGCAAGGGGCCGGTCGTGAGCGGCATCGGCGAGTCCAAGGTGTTCGTCGAGCCCGGCGAGCGGGACCCCTACGGTTCGCTCCGCGGCCTGCATATCGGCGGCAAGCCGATCGAAGAGGTCATCCCTCCCGATCGGGTGCATCTCATCTCGTTCGACCACACCGATGAGGGTATCGCCGCGCGGAATGCAGGCAAGAGCGACACGCACGTGAGCGTCACCGACACGTTCGACCGCCAGCTCGAGCGCATGGAGCGGGAGCCGTGGGAAGGCGCCGACGTGATCGGCGAGATCGTGCAATCTAATGTTAGTAGAGGTTTTCGGGCGCGATTTCTGAGCCCAAGGGTTGTTGACCGATCCGGGCGCCGCGGCTGGGAGATCGTAACCAAGGGCGGCGATCCGGTGAGGTTGGGCAACCTGATGCTTGCGGTGATGCCCGAGGAGAAGGCGGAGAAGCGAAACGCCTACTTCCGGGAGCAGGCGCAAGCGGAGGTTCAGCGCGTCCGGGAAGAGTTTGTAGAGCAGGGACGCCGCCTTTCCCGTGAGGCGGGGGCGATGGGACTCAGGGCCCTCGAGCCCGGGGAGGTGGTTCGGGACGGCCACTCAGGGCGTCAGGTTGGCCTTGGCTCTGTGAGAGGTAACCAAATCAAAGAGGAGTAACATATGCCCAACACGAACAACCCGTTTGGTTTGCGTTGCCTGATGCAGACGCTCGGCGGTGGTTGTCCGGTCATCTTGCCCTTCAAGAAGACCGCCAGCTACGGCACGGCGATCTTCATCGGCGACGCGGTGAACCAGGTTGCTGACGGAAGCATTGAGGTTTCCGCCACTCCTGGAACGACTTTGTACAGCGGTGTGAGCCTGAGTTACGGCAAGGCGAACAAGGAGACCGAGCATTTGGTCATCGTTTCGCCGCATGCTGTGTTTCTGGCGCAGGCTAACAACGCTGGCTTGGTGGACGCTGATGCCGGGATCAACGCGAACCTCTCGCTGGGGGCCGGGAATCCGGACACGCTGGTGAGCGGGCACGTGATCGATGGCGCCAGCAAGGGCACGTCCAATGCGCTGGACCTGCACTTGCTTGGCAGGTTCCCGACTCCGACCAACGAGCCGGGCGCCTATGCCCAGTTCCTGGTCGTGTTCAACAAGCACCGCATGGCGCACGGTGTCGCTGGCGTCTAAGGAGGGTGAACGATGATTGTCAGAGCACAATTTCCCGACTTATTCTTGCAGGACATGCTTCCTGCGCTGGATGCGTTGATCTTCCAGAAGTTCGATCCGTATCCTCCGCAGTTCACCCGGGTGTTCCGGATCCTGCAATCCAACCGTTCGATCGAGCAGACCACGCAGCTCAGCGGCATTGGGCTGTTCCCGGTGGTCGCTGAGGGCGAGGCGATCAAGTACGATCAGCCCGTCCAGGGCTTCGACAAGACCTACGTCCACGAGCAGTTCGGGCTCGCCTTCCAGGCTACCCGGATCATGGTGGACGACGACAAGTTCGGGATCATCAAAAAGATGGCTACCGAGCTTGGGCGCGGGGCGCGCGAGACCCTGGAGATTCGGGTTGCGTCGCACTTCAACAACGGATTCTCGGCTTCCTATCCGGGGCCGGACGGCAAGCCTCTGTTTGCCACCGATCACCCGTTGATCAAGGCAGGCGGGGTGCAGGCCAACCGCCCGGCTGTCGGGCTCGATCTCGACGTCACCAGCTTGCAGATCGCCCTTACGCAGTTCCGCAAGCAGGTGGACTCGAGCGGCAAGAAGGTCCGGGTTGCTCCGAAGGCGCTGATCGTTCCTCCCGACCTGGAGTTCACGGCGGCCGAGATCCTGTCCGGCTCGATGCGGTCGGACACGGCCAACAACACCGTGAACGCCTTCCGGCACCGCGACAGCTTCGGGAGCTTCTCCCAGTTCTTCGTCTGGGACTACCTGACCGATCCCGATGCCTGGTTCATTACGGCGGACAAGGGCGATACCGAGCTCCGCTTCTACTGGCGCGAGAAGCCGGTCACGGTCCACGATACCGACTGGGAGACCCGCTCGATCAAGACGGGCATGTGGTTCCGCTACTCGTCTGGCTGGAGCGACTACCAGGGCGTCTGGGGTAGCCCGGGAGCGTAAATATGGCCTCGGCACGGACGAATTTCAACAACGTCGGCGTGCTCGAGCAGATCTCGGTGGCCTCCGTGGCGGCTACGGCCGCCTCGGGGGCCGCGAGCGCTGACGCCCAGCTCGTCACGGTTACATCGGAGAACCTGACGACAGCGGCGGGCGCCACCTACACGCTCACGCTGACCAACGCTCTGGTTACGCCTAACTCCAAGGTGTTCGCGAACGCGTACCTTGGCAGCTCGACCCAGGGGACCCCGCAGGTCGTGAACGCCAAGCCGGGCAACGGCCAAGTGGTGGTGGTTGTGAAAAACATCCATGCCAGCCAGGCGTTCAACGGAAACATCAAAATCGACATTCTCGTCGTCAACCCGACATGAGCTTCGAGATAAAGAGACGCCGTGAAGTCGTTTTGCCGGCCGCGGACCGTTCCGGGAGCGCCGTGGCCGGACCCTTTGAGCAGAAGCGGTTCCAGGGTGTGATCGCCTACCTGCGGATGAACGCTGTGCCCGGCGGATCTCCGGCTGGCGTCAAGGTGATCTTCCGGGCCAAGGATTCCCTCGGAAACAGCTATGATTTAAATGGGGGCGGAGCAGCTCTGGCAGCGGTCAATCACCGAATGTATATACTTTGGCCAGGAACGCTCGACTCCGCCTCCGGCTTCATCGCCGACCGGGCGCAGCTCCCGCTTCCGGAGAAGTTCGACGTTTTGGTCTACCATCTGGATGGCGGGACGTACAACTACCAGCTCGAGCTCGAATACCTGGGGTGAGAAGTGACGTGGGGAGAGATTCGCATTGCTCTGGCTTCTGCCTTCCCGGATGCGGATTTCTCCCTCATTGACTCCTGGATCCAGGTAGCCTACGCCTCGATCCTCGAGCGCGCCCGGTGGTCTCCCCTCCGCCGGGATCATGTGCTCCATTTCCCGGGCGCCTACCGGCAGGGAACGGTCTCCGTGACGAATGGATCGGCAACTGTCACGGGTTCCGGAACGAACTGGTCCACCCAGACCGGCCAGAAGATCGTCATCGGTCCCGACAACACTTCGTACGTAGTCACGGTGATCGACGACTCGACGATCGAGCTTGACCGGGAGTACTCCGGCCAGACCGATTCCGGCCTCTCCTACATCATCTTCCAGGACTCGGCGCCGCTTCCGGCGGATGCCAAGTACGCCCGGGCGGCCTGGCTCGACAAGTACGGGCTCCCGCTTCGCAAGGCGGACGAGGGCTTTCCCTCACGCGCTGGCATTCGGGCGATCATCGGCATGCCTCAGTACTGGATGCACGGCCCGGACTCGATCGACGCCTACGGCAACGCGGTGCGCACGGTCGTGGTCTACCCGGCGCCGGAGAACCCGACCGACATCCGCGTCTCGTTCGACATCGCGGCCCCGGCCTTCACGGGGCTGAACCTCGACCAGGGGCCGCCTTCCTGGATGCCCGGGGAGGCGATCGTCTCGATGGCGAAGGTGCAGGCGTACACGCACTACGGCAACCAGCTCGCGGCCCAGTCTTCCCAGAAGATCGCCGATGAGATGGTGGCGGCCATGATCCGGCACGATGTCAACCGCTCTGGCGCGACTCCTATTCGCGTGGGGCCGACTTTCGTTAGCTGGAGGCGAAGCCGTTACTACCGATGACAGCCAAGGAGATTTACGAGAAACTGGTGCTGCCGCAAGTTGATAGCGCCTCGTGGCACCAGTGGGGGCACTTTGTGGTGGCCCTCAATGAGGCGCAAACCCTCATGGCGGCGCTGACCGGATGCCTGTACGATGTCGCCGAATCGGTGATCATCCCTGAGGGGACGTTTGTGTTTCAGGTGTTGGGCGTGGCGCCGCTGTTTCGCAGGCTCCGCCGGGCCTTCACGGCCAGCGGACAGCTTGTTGTGGTTAACCAGCAGGTGATTGGGGCGGGCGGCATCCTCGAGCGCGGAACGCCGCGCCGCATCGCTCAGGTTGGATCAAGCAGCCTTCTGCTGGATCCTGTCCCCGACAGCGCGTTTACGCTGACCATCGAGTACGAGCGCTTCCCGCGCCTTGTGAACGCGGAGTCTGACGAGCCCGAGATACCGCGTGCCTATCATGCCTCGCTCGATGGGTACATCGTGCCGCGCATGATGCTGCTCGAGGGCGGAAATGAGCTGGCGCGCACCGCTCCTGGGCTGAAGAAGTTCATGAAGGCCGCAGAGCAACTGCGGCAGGAGGTATTGAAGCGTGGCAGATAACCTTGGGTACACCCCGGGCTCCGGGGCTCAGATCAAGACCGATCAGGGCGGCGCAACCGGCGCCCATATGATCGTCGCCAAGCTCGCCGAATCGTCCGACGGCGGCGAGAATCTGATCCCAGCCACTCAGGCTAACGGCCTTGCGGTCGATGTCACCCGCGTGCAGGGATCCGTGAATGTCACCGGAACGGTCGCCGCCACCGACGGCGGAGGGTCGCTTTCGGTGGACGATGGGGGCGGCAGTCTCACTGTGGACGGAAACGTTACCGCCCACCAGGGCAACCCGGGGCCTATCTCATCCCCGTGGCCGGTGCGAGTGTCGGACGGATCGCTCGGCGCCGGGGTGGAGCCGGTCGATGGGATCGGCGCCTTGCGCGTTTCGGTTGTGGACCAGCGCGGCGCCAGCACGTTGACGGACGCCAGTCAATTCACGCCTGGGGCCTCGCGCGCCACCGTGATGGGAGGGGTGTACGCTCCGGGCGTCGCCACCCTTACAGAGGAGTCGGCGGCGGCTGTGGCGATCACCGAGAACCGGGCCCTCCACGTCAACCTGCGGTCTCCGGGCGGGCAGGAGCTCGGAACCAACGGCAACCCGGTCCGCGTGGATCCCGTGGGGACGACGCCGCAGCCTATTACGGGAAACGTAACGGCCTCGCTCTCTGCGTCTACCAACGCCGGGGCTCAGGCCAAGATCATCAACTACCACACGGGCTCGGGGACAGACAACGTGACGGCGTTCGGCATTGTCGTGCCGAGCGGCACCGGCGCCATCGCCGCCGGGACGCCTTCCACC